ATGGTTTGGAAAAGACTGCCAATACTCCGATATTAAACGTCTACATGAACCCCTGGGAAAATGCGGTTGTAAGGACGATTATTAACGCGACAGTTTCTGGTGGCAAAAATATTGAAGAAGTGTTTGAACATCTTTCCAAAAAATACTCTTTCACGTCGCGCGAAAAATTAGCTATTGCTTCTTTGTGTAGCGACTTTGGATATCCTGTTTATCTCGATAGAGGTAGGATTGGAGAAGAATCAGACCCCTCTGATGGAAATGGGATAGATTGGCAAAGCAATTATTATGCCTAAATCGCGTAATATTACAATATGACAACTGGGTTTATTTATAAATGCACTAATATGAAGAATGGCAAATGCTATGTTGGTAAATCCATGCAAAGAGAGGGCAGAAGAAAAAACGAACATCTGAGTGACGCTTTTAATATCAAAAAGGCAAATTATGATTGTTTGTTTTATAGGGCCATTAGAAAGTATAAAATAGATGTGTGGCTGTGGCAGATTGTCGCTGAAGATATTCCGATTAAAGAACTTGACTGGAATGAAAGATTTTATATTTTTTATTATTCCTCGTGTGGCAAGTTTGGATACAATTCGGATACTGGCGGATCCAACGGAAAACAATTTGCCACATATGTGAAGAAGAAGATATCCGATGCACATATAGGTCGAGTATATTCTACGGGATGGCATCATACGGAAGAAGCGAAAAAGAAGATTAGTGCTGCTGGAAAAGGAAGACATCTATCCGAAGAAGCTATAAAAAGAGCTATTGCTCATCGCCCGGATATGAGCGGCAAAAATAGCCCAATGTTTGGAAAGCATCATAGTAAGGAGACAAAACAAAAGCTATCTGCGACCAAAGTTGGTGACAGAAATCCAATGTTTGGAAAGCATCCAGGTGAGGAAACGATGAAGAAACGACGTGCGTCTATACCAAAGGCGGAGGCACACCATAATTCTAAATTGACTTGGGATATGGTTCACGAAATTAGAACCAAATATTCGACAATGGGCTATACATCGGGGCAACTGTCATCCGAGTACGGGGTGGACTTTACGGTAATATGCAAAATACTGAATGGTAAATCATGGAAAGAAGATACACAAGCAGAAGCTGATAGAATAACTAAAATGAAAGCGGCAGGACCGCTGAATGCTATTTTGGATTGGGCTAAAGTAAGGGAAATTAGAAATAAGTTTGCTACTGGTAATTATACACAAAAACAGCTTGGAATAGAATATGGCGTTGACAGAACCAATATAGGACTCATAGTTCATAATAAGTCTTGGAAAGAAGAGCCAGGCCGCGCAGGAGCCGAATAAATGTCCAAAGTTAATAGAACCGACGAATTTGCTATAGCAGAAAAAGGGCCTGAATGGCTAAATAATTTCTTGCGCACTTTTTCTGGAGCAAAAACAGGCGGCTATCAAGATTTGCTTGATATTATTAATGACACGGCTCATAAATCAATAGAGAATTTGGTGAAGAGTTATAGAGAGCAATGTGGGCTTGATTTGGTTAATTTTGAAGAAGATGATATTATCAAAGAGGCATCTGCCCTTGTTCCTATTGCTCCTATGAAACTTAAAAAGATAGAAAATTTAGATGATGTCTTAAAAAATCACAATCCAGAGGGTTTGATAGTTCAGGTTAAATTTGATGGATGGAAAACCCAGGCCATAAAAACTAATGGAAAAGTAGATTTGTTTACTCGTAGGGGAGAAAAATTTACTGAAAACGTTCCAGAGCTAATAGACCAACTTAATAAATCAATGGGCGATGATTCTTTTCTTCTTGGTGAATTAGTTTGGGAAGACAAAAACGGTAAACAAAGCATATCAGATATCCAAACTGTGGCCGGAAGTTCGCCAGAAAAAGCTCATGAGAAAATTAAATCTGGTAATGGCAAGGTTATTTTCTATGTATATGATATTCTTTGGGAAAATAATAAAGATATCACTGGACAAAAGTATATAAATCGGTATAATATATTAGTAAAGACTATTGGGAAAAAAAGCAATATACAAGTTGTGGATAATTATACTTGGCCTGAGAAAGAAAAAGCCATGAAAGACGCCGCCAACATGGGCGGAGAAGGTATAGTTATCAAACCAAAGGACTCAGCATATAAGTATGCAAAGCAAGGGCAAAATGAGCCTGTTGGAGAGTGGTACAAGTATAAAAAAGGCGTTAAGTCGAATACAGACGAGGTTATTTTAAACAAATATCACAAAGATACAAGCAAATTAATATTCCCTGCCTATCAATATAAAGATGGTGATTTGTTTGAGGTTGGCCAATTGTCTGGAATGCCTAAAGAAGACGAAGCCAAGATTAAAAAAGATATAGATGCTGGGAAAAATGCTGTTGTCGAAGTCACTTTTCAAGAGCGCATGTCCAGTGGAAAGTTTAGGCATATGGGCTGGAGTCGGCTTAGGCCCGAAAAACCAGCAAAAGAGGTTAAAATGGCAAATTTTAGACCATTATCTATAAGACACGCTGAAGAAAAACAAGATGTTGTTACAATTATCACTAATAGCCCCGAGTTAAAATCCGCTATTGATAGTTTTGTAGAACACTCGGGTGGCAATAAGAGCACACACTCTATCATACAATTTCTAAGAGAAAAATTAGGAAACGATATAATAAAGTTTACAGACCGAAGTCTGATAGATTACATTGAAAATAAAAAGAAAGAGAGCAAGAGCTTGTCTGTTGATGATTATCTTGATATTGGCCGCGTGGGAATAGATAAGGATGACCAATACGAAGACGACGTTGCTGATTATGTCACCCACTCAAATGTAAAATAATTAAAGAGGCACCGTATGTCCAAGACCATCAATAAGTATACCGGTGCAGAATCTTTTTTTGACGACCTCAAAAAAGAAATACTAAAAGTAGACCCCGTTGCTTTTTGCGAATCCTACCTTAATATAGATGGAAAACCCCTTAAATTAAACGAAACCGGTTGGCGATTTTTCGCTGACATGTATCGCTATATTGCACTAGAAGCAATAACTCCGAATGGAAAACCTATAGTTTGTGTTAAGGGACGCCAAGTCGGTTGTACGACTATGGCCACAGCATTAGAGCTATATTTTTGCACCAGTGGCCTATTTGGAACGTCCCCTAATCGCCCTCCCATCAGAATATTGCATTGCTTTCCGTCTTTGGCCTTGGTTCAGCGTTTTGCTAAATTAAAACTAGGCCCAATGATGCGTGAATCTACTAAAAGCTATGTTATGAAACAGGCCCTATCGCTTGATGAAGAAACCGGCAAACAACGCCGTGATGTGCCAGAAAACACCCAGACAGAAAAATTATTTAAAAATGAGAATTTTTTGGTTGTTGAATCTAATGCAAATGACGCACAAAGATTACATGGTATGACACTTGATTGTATTTTTTACGATGAAGCACAACGCATGAATCAGGACGATATAGGAAATAGCAATAAAACACTTACTGCTGCTCGTTATGGCCCAAGAGGCAAGGGAATTCAGCTTTATTTTGGAACCCCAGAAAATCGTGGTGCTAATTTTCACAAAATATGGGAGTCTTCTGATAAAAGATTATATCATCTTAAGTGCTCGAATTGTAATGAGTATTTTAAATTATATACTCCCGAGGCAGATGATTGGGAACAAGTATGGCTTTATGGCAACGTTGTTGCCTGCAGACATTGTGGGCACCATCAAGATAAAAATCAGGCAGCCGAAAATGGAAAATGGATTCCCACCCAAACAGTTTTGTCTAATGGGCAAGAGCCACAATATATTGGTTTTCATTTTAATCAACTCTTAATCCCCTATTTTACCAAAGAAACAATATTAAAAGAAAAACCTGGAATTCATCCCACCAATTCTGACAGAACCTGGAGAACTCAAATTTTAGGAGAGTTCTATAGTGGTTCAGATTTGCCTATGTCTTTAGAAGATATCTATCAATATTGTAGGAATATTAATAAGAAGATATCTTTTGGCTCGTCTTATTCTGTTAGTAGCCCGAATCCTAAAGTATTAGCTCCGTATCAGGCGCCTGTATTTATGGGAATCGACTGGGGCTCAAAAAATGATAATTCCGAAAGTAGCGGAGGAAAATCTTTCTCTTCTGTGGTAATAGTGTCTGCTGACAAAAACGGAACATTAAATATAGAAAATGCTTTTAAACTCAAGCAAAATGACTTTGAGCATAAAAAAGCAGTAATAAACGAAATGTTTAGAAGATATAATATAAAAATTGCAGTGGCCGACTTGGGACATGGTGCGGACATAGTGCCAGAATTACAGAAAGAGTACGGCGGCAGAGTTCTTGGATGCTGGAATAGCGGAAGCTTAACTAATCCTGTCAAATACGACCAAGACGAACTTCACCTTCTATGCAACCCTCATGTTATTTTAGAAGAATTGTTTGGAAATATGAAAAAAAGCAAAGTTTTGTTTCCTTGGCAAAGTTATGAACAAATACAATGGCTTGTTGAGCATTGTTGCTCTATGGAAAAAGAGACAAGGACAGTTCAGGGAAGAGTTATCACGCGTTTTGTCAAAGGAAATACACCTAACGACGGACTTATGGCTCTTATGCTCAGCTATCTGGCCTATAAGTTCTATTTGACCCAGGGATTTACTGTTAAAGCATATCAGATAGGAAAGAAAAGCACAGGGCCGGTATTGGCGTATTTGCCAAATATGTAATATCATGAAACAAATTTTAGATATTAAAAATAAAAGATTTGGGAAACTTGTGGCACTTGAGTTTATAAAAATATCAAATCATGGATCAATTTGGCTATGCAAATGTGATTGTGGCAATATCAAAGAAATAATAGGACAAAATCTTATAAGAAACAGAACCCGGTCCTGTGGATGTGAAAGGATTTCAAAATTATTAAATAAGAGAATAGGTAAACTAACTGTTATTAGATTAGAATATATTGATAACGGAAATAGCTATTGGCTATGCAAATGCGACTGTGGAGTTGAAAAAATAATACCTCGTAGAAATTTGAGCAAAAACAGAGTTGTATCATGTGGATGCACACGAAGAGATAATTCAATTATAGGAAAAAAATTCGGATTCTTAACTGTAATCAAATATTCTCACACACAAAGTAAAAATGCCTATTGGATGTGTAGATATGATTGCGGAATTGAAAAAATAATATGCGGGGTTCATCTAAAGACTGGCTCAGCAAAATCCTGTGGCTGTATAAAAAATATATCTCAAGCATTACTCACCAATATTTTTATGGAGTTGCTGAACAAAGATATTTATAATACGAGTATAAATTATTCTCCAGAATTTTTATATAACAAAGACACAAACTGTCGTCAACAAATCGACATCGCCATTCTTGATAAAAACAAAAATATTGTGCTTGCGATAGAATATGACGGACAACAGCACTTTGAACCAATTGGGTTTGGGGAAAAAGACGCTACAAAGATTGAAGAAAAATTTAAAAATCAAAAATTATTAGATGTTCGTAAAAACGAAATATTAGCAAAACTTAATATACCATTTATTAGAATACCATATACTGAAAAATTGACAAAGGAAAATGTTACATATATATTAAAACAAAACAACATATATCTATAAATTTAAGGAGAGAGTTAGATGGCAGATTTGAGACGAGGAATGTGGCAGGCAGAAACAATAAATAAATTGGCAACTGTAAAATCTGGCAAATATGGTGCCAGGCCAGCCGTAAACAAAGACGGAGTAAGCAATTCTGAGCATTACTTAATAAACAGAGCTAATAATGAAGATTCGGTCGTACCCTCTGGCGTATCTGACCATAGAAAAGAAGATTTGATCAGGGCTACTGACCCTACCCGCTCTATGAACAAAAAGGGCGTATATAGTTCTGGCCCTGTCCTGGTGCACAGTAATTCTTTTAAGAAAAATCAAGAAATGAAAGAAAAGTATGGTTTTGATAAAACCGCCGAGGCCATAACGTCATCTTCGAGATTAAATTCTTCTGTCGCTGGTACTGTTAGGCAGGCACCTGAAATATACTCTCCATTATTTCAGATTGCTAATTTACAGCTTCCGCGAGATAGAATAACAATGAATGCGTGGAATCGAAATTTTTATGACACTCACCCAATAGTTCATAATCTTATTAATCTGCATTCCACATATCCTATTAATAAAATAAATATTAAATGCAAAGATAGAAAAATTGAACAATTTTTTAATGATATGATAGAAAACATGGACCTTGTGCAAATACTACAAGACGTGGCACAAGAGTACTGGAAACTTGGAGAATGTTTCCCTTACGCAGAGCTGGACGAGCAAAAAGGCACTTGGAAAACCATAGTCATACAAAATCCAGATTATGTGCACGTAAAAACATCAGTATTAAGTGGCCAATCTGTAATATCAATGCGGCCAGATGCAGCGTTACAAAGATTGGTTCAAAGCAATAATCCTGCTGACATTCAACTTAGAAGACAAATCAGTGACGAGGTATTGTATCATATACGCAAAGGGAATAATATACCGTTAGATAATTTTCATGTAAGTCATTTGAAAATGACCTCGTCTTCTTATGATACCCACGGAACATCTATTATTGTGGGCATATATAAAGATTTAATGCTTTATGATAAGATTCGCGAGGCTAAATTCGCCCAAGCTGATAATCTCGTCAATCCCATTACCTTGGTGAAAGTTGGTGGCTCTGCCGAAGGCGAATATCATCCAACAGAAGATGATTTGGAAAAATGGCGACAAACAATGGAGGCCGCCCAATACGACAAAGATTTTAAAATCATATCTCATGCCGGAGTAGATATTACACGTATCGGTGCTACTGGAGCCATAATTGATATAAGCGGCGATATGAATTTTATTGTAGATAATATTTTCTATGGTCTTATGGTTCCAAAGGCCATTATTACCCAAGAGGGCTCCGCGTTTAATAGTGCGTCTATAGGGCTTGAAGTTTTAAAACAAAGATACGAATCTTTTAGAGATATGATGGCCCAATGGCTTACTAAAAAGATTTTTGCTCCCATTAGCGAGATTCAAGAATTCTATGAATATGACGGTGGAGAAAAGAAACTTATAGTGCCAGAGATAGAGTGGAATAAAATGATACTCTATGATATGGACAATTATATTAACACGCTTAAAGATATGGCTGCGAATGGCAAGGTGTCTCAAACCACATTGTATAAGAGTCTTGGATTAAACATCGATCAAGAAAGACGCTTGGTAAAAGAAGAAACTATCAAACAAATGATATTCGCCAAAGAAGCCGACATATTGCAAGGCATGAGTTTGGGTGCTCTTCGAGCACTTAAGCCCGACGAAGACATAATAGAACCTACAGAGGCACCATTACCCGGAACGGTTGGTATGGGCGGTGAAGAATCAGGAATACCTGGAGTGGGTGGATTAGGAACTCCCGGCCTTGGTGGCCCTGGCGGATTGCCTTCTATTGGTGGTCCTTCTGGTGGCGGTGGTGGCGGTGGCGGACTTGGTGGTGGCTTAGGATTAACTCCTCCTGCAGGCCCTGGTGCTGGCGGATTAGGCGAAGCTGGTGGACTTGGTGGCGCAGGAGCGCCTGGGACCACACCCACAGGCCCTGGCGCAGGGACGGGAGCTCCGGCTGGCGGTGGCGCTGGCGGCACTCCTCCGGCCACGGTATAATAGATGAAGCTATATGACAAAGTAAGGTCGTATATTGATTGGGGAAATCATTATACCATACAAAAGGCATTAAACACATTGGGTATAGAATTTGATCGTGCCCTAAAGACAAATAATCAAGAATATGCCAAATCTATAGTTGATGTGGTAAAAAGAATATATGACGAGTTTAGTGGGTCATTT